GCAGAACCTCCGTACCCCAGAGTAGCCTCAAATCCATAGTCCTTTGCATGTACTATATCATAGAACGCACTATTGGCAAGCGTCCAGGTATCTTTAGGTACTTGTCTGAGGCTCTCCTCCATTATGTCTTCGCACGCCTCCTCAGTTGCCCAGTAGGTAGACTTTGCTACTTTACTTATAGCTGCTTCGCATTTCTTATGAAATTTTTCAAAGTTTACATCCATAGTAACTCTCATTACAGATACACCACCACTATATCTACTTTGCCTGTGTTACCGTCGTAATACGGCCCCAGTGCTTTAATATTGTAATCACTGCTGTTAAACACTACCACATCAGTGACCTTAATAGCGGTATCACCTTCAATATATAACTGTAGATTTGACACAATATCGTTACCATGCACGTCTCTTACAAGAGTAACTTTACCTTGCGGGTAACATTTGGTCACTATTGGCTCGTCAAACAAAGGGTCGCCGGCGCCATCTCTACGCAAGAAGGGTTTAATTGTGACCGGTACTGTTAACCACTTCTTTAATGATTTAAACATTGTTGTGCATCCCTTTACTAAATACCTTTTTGTAGCTATATTTAGGAACTGATACACCAGAAGTACTACACAACTGCTTATAATACGCAGCCTTATCAGCATAGTACTGTTGCCTGGAAGTAGGGTCTTCTGATTGTGGGCCTAGCGACTTCTTTATATCCCTTGCAAATTTATCTGATATCCTTTGATATAGATTATACAACCTAAAGTTATGTTCATCGAAAGTATCCAGGATATAATTTATTTCAGCGTCCAGTAGTAGCTTATCGTTTTCATCAGTATCGCCTATGATAAATCTATACTTGTCTAATTCACTATTAGCAGGGTCACCTGAATAGTTCCAAGTCATTTTTATCACCTACTTCTTGATTACCACTTTGGCTACAGGTTTTGGTTCCTCAGGTTTTGGTTTCTGGTCTAATTTAGTTTCTGTATGTTTAGTCTTGGTAAACCCTGGGAGAATGTCTACACCCGACCTAGCCTTGATATAGGCTGCTACAGTCTGTAAATTATCCTCAGAAACTACAATCACTTTGCCCTCATTGACTTTGGACTTAAATCGTTTTATCGCAGTAGGGTCTTCAATTATGGACCCTACACCATAAAACTTGCCCATTGACTTGAAAGGCTTTTTAACTACATACATCATTAAGCGATATCCTTAAAGAATACTCCCAGGTCTTGTGCTATAACTTTAGGGTCGAATGCAATTTCTCCCTCTATTCTTTCAGTTCCTAGTCCTAAGCTATCCATTGGTAATCTTACGATTCTGCTACCATAAGCACTTGCTCCCATTAGTCCAGTCCAAGTAAATATATACCCAGCTGATGGTTGCTTAATAGCAGGCCTTGAGTTAACATAGCATAGTAGAGCATGATTGCCCATTATAAAGTCGATATCATCTTCTTCACCTTGAGCTGCTGTATTAACTACTCCCCATGCAGTATACACATTATCTACTTCAAATAATGTAGCTAATAAGTCATTAGTTACAATACCTTTTTGAGTGTACTTAATTCTGTCTAAAATGTCTTCATGGTTCTTTAGAGCATAGAATACCCTTGGGGAAAGAACTAATGTGTTAGGTCTATAACCTGTCTTAGAAGCCATTTCTATGGCTTGATTAGTGATAACTTTGATTGGATTAGACATTGGGTCACTAAACTTAATTGCTTGATTATTAGCTGGGTTATTAGCTGGGTCGTAGTCTACCCCTGTAATCTCAGTAGACCATACCCCAGGCCTAAAGAACTTCCTAGCCCACTCCATCTCTCTTCTAATTAACATTTTCTGAGTAACGAAGTCTGTAGCATCCTTGTCAGCATCTAACGGTTCATCATAGTTTGCCCTATCTTGCTCTGTTACATCTTTATGGAATGCATGAACTCTGCAGTAGTATGGGTCTGATGCTTCAACACCATAGTCGCCTCCAACGGACTCAGAAGCACCTGCCCTTACCCTTGCTTCATCTCTGAAGAAGTCTCCTTTATTATATATAAAGTATACATCTGATTGTTTCTTTACAGGTATTCTTGGGAATACCTTATCCGCTATAAATGAATTCTCATCTTGCATATACGCAACGGATATATTAGTTAAAGCCTTATCTATATGTGCTTGACTCTTAGTAGGCATTACATGTCATCTCCTTTCAATTATCTAATCAATACTGATACTAACGCACCGTTACCAGAGGCGTTAGTCATTGCAATACCGGCAACAGCTCCTTCTGCCACTGGAATAGCCTTTCCATCTGCGTCTGATTGCACTTCTGAACCAGCTTCTATTGCAGCACCTGCCTCTACCATTACAATACCATTAGCTATCTCCAACACTTCACCCTTAGCAGCGTCTACC